ACCACAAACAAATGGAGGGTTCGGTATGAAATTAGCACTAATCACCGACCAGCACTTTCGGAGCAAGAGGCGACCATCAAATTTTCGATGGCTTCTTCCAAAAGTTCTACGAGAAGGTCTTCTTTCCTGTACTTGACGAATTGGGCATCGAACAGGTCGTTGATCTAGGGGACACCTTCGATCGGAGAAAGTTCATCAACTTCCTCACGCTCAACAATGCGCGAAACTACTATTTCGACCAGCTTCGAAATAGGAGTATCAACGTACATCTCCTGGTGGGTAACCACTGCACGTTCTACAAGAACACGAATGCGGTAAACAGTCCCAAGCTTTTGCTCGGTGACTATGCCAACATCCGCGTCATTGAGAACGCAGAAGAGGTTACGTTTGAGAACCTCAAGATTCTGTTCATCCCGTGGATCTGCGACGACAATCGTGAACACACTATGAACAAGATTGCAGATACATCTGCCGAAGTTGTCATGGGCCATCTAGAGGTTGATGGGTTCGAAATGTATCGTGGTCAGCCTAACATCGGTGGTGATCGTCCAGACACATTCAAGAAATTCGATCAGGTGTTTTCGGGACATTTCCACCACAGATCATCGAAGGGCAACATTAGCTATCTCGGCAATCCGTATGAGCTAACGTGGTCTGACTTCGATGACCCACGTGGGTTCCACATCTATGACACATGCACGCGCGAGCTGCATTTCATAGAGAACCCATACAGGATGTTTTTCAAGATCCACTACGATGATCGGTCATCAGACTATTCAAAAGTCCCTGTAAAGGACTACAAGGATCGGTTCGTCAAGTTGATCGTGGTGAACAAGACTGATCAACTCGCGTTCGATAAGTTCGCCGATAGGATGTACAACGCAGGCCCAGCAGAATTAAAGATTCTGGAGAACGTTGTAGACTATGATGAATCGGCAGTTGATGACGGTCAGATTGACGTTGAAGATACACCAACGCTGTTGGATCACTATGTTGATGCGACAGAAACAGACCTAGACAAAACACGGCTAAAGACGTTCTTGAAGTCGTTGTATGTTGAGGCACTGGCCCAAGAGGAAGCTAATACCTGATGGTTCGATTTTCGTTCATTCGCTGGAAGAATTTCCTCTCGACAGGTAATGCCTGGAATGAGATATGTCTAGATGGGGCAAGCACTACCCTGATCGTTGGTGACAACGGTTCTGGTAAAAGCACCCTGCTAGACGCCCTTTGCTTCGGCCTGTTCGGTAAGCCGTTCAGAAACGTCAACAAAGGACAACTCCTAAATTCCATCAATCAGAAACAAACCCTCGTTGAGGTTGAGTTTAAGGTTGGGTCGCACAACTACAAAGTCATTCGTGGCATGCGGCCCAACCTCTTTGAGATTCACAAAGACGGGACCTTGCTGAACCAAGATGCATCCGTAAAAGACTACCAATCCATCTTAGAGGATCAAGTCCTCAATTTTACCTACAAGTCATTTACGCAGATTGTCATTCTTGGTTCAGCATCCTTTACTCCGTTCATGCAGTTGCCTAGCGCACACAGGCGCGAAATCATCGAAGACCTGCTAGATGCCCGAATCTTCTCGGCTATGAACAAGGTGCTGAAGGAACGCTTCGGGCAGTTGTCGGCTGACCTGATGAACCTAGAACGGGACCTTGATCTGCAAAAGCAGAAGGTAATGGTGCAGAAGGCGTATGTAGACAACCTACGGCTTGATCGTCAGCAGAAGGTTGCTGAGAATCAGAAGGCAATTGAAGCTACATTAGCCGACATTGGGAAGTATGAGGAGGAGTTGAAAAACATTCGTGCCTTTATAGACCACTTGAAGTCTCACATGGCAGACGAAGCTGAGGTAAAGTCCTTGTCTGTCGCGTTAGATTCTGGCTTGTCTAAGGCACAGGATAGGCTCTCCCAACTAGACAAGCAAATCAGTTTCTACAAGAAGAATGACAACTGTCCTACTTGCAATCAGAGTATTGCGTCGGATTACAAGCAACTCGTTCTAGAGGAGCGCGAGAAGTCAAAAGTTTCGTGGGCCCAGGAGGTTGCCGAGATTGAAGCGCAAATGGCAAAGCTGAATGTGCGTAAGGATGAAATCGATCAGTTTCGTGCTGAGGTGGCTAAGTGTGCCTCTACTGTTATGGAGGTCACCACCCAGATTCAGGCTGGTCAGCAGTTTGTGGAAAAGCTGCAACGAGAAAACGTTGAGTTAGGCAAGACGACAGACAACATCGAAGAGGAGAAACGCAAGCTTCGGGATGGTTCGCAGGTCGTGGTCGATCTGATGAACAAGCGATCCACGTTGAACGAGGACAGGCAGTATTTCAACGTCGCCACGATGCTGTTGAAGGATACAGGTATCAAGACGAAGATCATTCGCCAGTACCTGCCGATCATCAATCGGTTGGTCAATAAATACCTGCAGGCAATGGACCTGTTCGTCAACTTTGAACTGGACGAATCCTTTAACGAAACGATCAAGTCGAGGCACCGCGATGAATTCACCTATGCATCCTTCAGCGAAGGAGAGAAGCAACGAATTAACTTGGCTCTTCTATTTGCCTGGCGCGCTGTGGCTTCTGTACGCAACACAACAAACACAAATCTGCTACTCTTTGACGAAATCCTTGACGGATCCTTGGATGCAACGGCCGTAGAGTATTTCTTGAATCTGGTGCGAGAGATTGGACAAGATCATAACATCTTTGTGATCACACACAAATCGGATCTATTCGTTGACAAGTTTGATAGAGTGGTCAAGGTGCAGAAGGTCAACGGGTATTCGATTCTTGACGTAGTGGAGCGATAATGGCAAACATTCCAAAAGAGTATCTGGACGCCGACAACGATTTCGGATTCACGGCGACGGATGATCCTATCAAAGAAAAGGATCAAGCCCTGAGTGAGGTCGAGGACTTGCACGATAGGTTGGACAAGCTGGAAAAGCTCGTCATGCCTTTGCTAGTCAACCTCATGAAGAATCCCGAGAAGGAACACATCAAGTGGCCTAATCGCAAGCCCCAAGTTGAGGCGTTCATTGAGACAGTATTGAAACTGACAAGAGGTTAACATGGATCTGACTAGGCTTGAACTGATCAACTTCATGGATCCATCGCTATACAAGCCCATCCCCGACTTTGACTTCTCAAATCCCCCTGAAGATCCTGTAGCGCTGAAGGCTGCATTGATCGAAAAGATGGAGCAACTGAAAGGGGTGGGCTTGTCTGCTAATCAAGTGGGTCTGCCATTCCGCGTGTTCGTGATGGGGTTGCCTGGCAACTACTTTGCGTGCTTCAATCCGAAGATCATCGGTGCGTCGAAAGAAAAGACTATTATCAAAGAAGGCTGTCTTTCGCTTCCTGGTGTCGTCGTTGCATTGAGCAGACCCGCAGCAGTAGCCGTTTCGTATCAAGACGAGAATGGCACAGCAGTGGTCAAGGAGCTAGAAGGAATTGGAGCGCGAGTCTTCCAGCATGAGTACGATCATATGGAAGGTCGCAACTTTATGATGCTTGCCAGCCCGCTGAAACAGAAGCGTGCGTTGGATACTTTGAGAAAGAAGGTTCGTGATGGCAAAAGGCTCGCCAGTTCAGACGTTCAGTAAGCGGGTTGCATTCCTCATATCAGACCAGAGTCTGATCCAGAATGGTGGAATTGGACAGTTCACCAAAGCATTTGCCTTAATGGCGAAAAACTTGGGCTGGGCGGTTGATCTGATTTTAGACAAGAAGCCTAGATCAGAGGACTTCATTGCCCAGTTCAGGGATTGCATTGATCGTATCGTGGCGCCGACGGTTTCGTTACCGTATAGCAGTCATTCCGAAACGTTCGCGTTCACAGATTCGGTCAACTTCGAAAAGCAACTGAATTTCCGTAATGCGTTCATGCTCGCGTGTCAGGACGTTATGTATGATCTGATCGTGTGCAATGTGCCTGAGACCTATATTCCAGTCTACTCGACTGGGCTATATCGGTACATTCCGACAATCTTCTACACCCACAATGAATCAATGATCGGGCTGGGTGAGGATGGGGTCGGGCCGTACAGCAAGGAATACGTCGAAGTGTTCAAGCGTATGTTCACGCTGCCTGGCATCTTTGTGGCAACGCAGTCGCAGTCCAATGCTCAACGCTTGGAGTATATGGGTGTGGAGGCGCAGGTCCTTCCCATGCCGCTTTCTGAGCCGACGCTACAAGAGCCTTCAACAGACCACATCAAGACTGGTGTGCTGTACATCGGGCGCTGGGAAGAGAGAAAGAATCCGCTAGAGTACCTGCGTATTATCAAAGAGACTGGATTGCCTGCAAAGGTCATGACCAATCGTACAGGCGGCGGCAAGTTCGAATCAGCATTCAAGAAGATGGGCATCACCGATTACCATATTGCACAAGAGCTTAGGCCTAAAGAAAAGGTGGACTTCATTAAGTCTGCGCGAGTGTTCTACAACCCTGCGTTGAAAGAGGCCTTCTGTTACACGATGATTGAAGTGTTGGGGCACGCGCATGTGGTTGCTCTCTCCGAATACGATTGGTCAGTAGAGTTTTCGCACTATCCTAACGTGCATAGAGTGTTCAAGGCAGGTGCGGCGGCTCTTGTCAAGAAACTTTATGCCACAGAACCAGACCCTCTCGCACCGCGCAAGGTCAAAATTTACCATGATGTTGCGGTCTCCAGGTGGTGGAACTTTGTTACAGACCACAAGATCATAGGTAGCCCAAAGAATCGAAGTGAGGTGTCGAAAAAGGATGACATTTGGTACGATGATCATATAGACAGTTTGCAACGCTTTGCGAGTGTTGAGGATCTGGAAGTCTGCTATAAGGCGTGCGGACCAGATGGGTTCGGTCTCGTTCATGCACCCAGCCGCACATGGTTGACGACAAACAACACCGTTCCTTCTCCTGTTGAATCAAGGACTTGCGAGGACATATTTGGCTAAGTCGTTGATTCTATTGGAGAAGTGCAAAGTGTGCTAAGTCGTTGATTCTAAAAGGAAAGAAAGTTCTTGACACAGGAGACGGGTTCGCGTAAAATAGCGGTCTAGTCAACGACACCTAGCCATGCAAACTCTCTCCAATATCAAAGACTTGAACACGCAGAACACGCTCGCGGCTGAACAGCGTGAGCAGGCGGTCATGTCGAATCTGGCACGCTTGCTTGCGTCGGAGAACATCCACGTTGCGTTTCGAAAGGCGCCCACGGCGTCGTTCAACGTCAAGACTCGCGTGCTGATCATCCCCATCTTCACCTCGACCCTGTCGAAGGAGTTGGTGCAGATGCTTGTGGCCCACGAAGTGGGTCATGCCTTGTGGACGCCTGCCGAAGGTTGGCACGGTACTGTGTCGTCGCGTGGCATGGTCTATAAGGGCTATCTGAACGTCTGCGAGGACGCACGCATTGAGCGCAAGATTAAGATCAAGTACCCGGGCGTCAATCGGGACTTTTTCTTCGGCTATCGCGAGCTGCTTGATAAGGGCTTCTTCGGCGACCTTCGCAGCGTTCTACGCAACCCGCGCGGTGTCTCGCTGGCTGACCGTATCAACCTCTACTACAAGGTTGGTCCACACGTTCCGAACATCCTGTTCACGCAAGACGAGCTTGACCTCGTTGAGCAGGTCGGCGAGACTGATACGTTCAACGACGTTCTCCGCGTGACTGATCTGGTCTGGGAGTACGATAAGCAATTCCGTAAGGACCGTCGCGAACAGGCGAAGTCGGCTCCGGACGCTGGTGGTGAATATCACCAACCTGAAGCTAATGATGACAACGACGACGATGGTATTGACTCGCTTGATCGCGACGACAGGAACGACGCTCCGAAGTCTGACGACAATGAGGACGATCTGTCTGACATGGACGATGAGGGCGACAATCAAGACCTGACCCCGGTTGACGACGAAGAAACTGGCGATGACGGCGAAGGTGATGCGTCGATTGGCGACGATGACGGCGAAGGGTCTGACGACGATGACGGCGAAGGGTCTGACGACGATGACGACGAGGAAACTCGTTTCGGTGACGGTGCTGGCGGCGATGCTGCTGCGGATCGCGACGATGCACCTGAGTTTGCGGAAACTGATCGTATCTTCCGTCAGAAGGAATCCGAACTGCTGGATCCGGCGTGCCGCGATATCATCTACGCGACGTTGAACAATCCGCTGACGGAAAAGGATGTGAAGATTCCGTACAAGAACATGCTCCGGGCGTGTGAGGATTCGTTCAGCAACTCCATTAACTACGAACTGAATCAGTATCGTGGTTTCGATGAGGCCCGCCGTACGGCATGGATTGCGGAAGAAGAGCGCAAGTTTCATGCAGAGTTTCGCAAGCGCCACGAACGTTACATCACCCACCTTGCCCGCGAATTCGAATTGAAGCGCAATGCGTGGACGACTTCGCGCTCGCGTGAGGCGCGTGGTGGGACGTTGAACCTGAACAAGATGCATCAATACAAGTTCAACGACGACCTGTTCAAAAAGGTGTCGGTTGTGCCGAAGGGCAAGAATCATGGCATGATCATGATCGTGGATGCGTCTGGTTCGATGGCGAATTCGATTGAGAACGTGCTAGAGCAGGCGGCGGTGCTGTCGATGTTCTGCCGCCGAGTGCAGATTCCGTTCCGGGTGTATGCATTCACCAACCCAGGCTTTACGGAAATTGAGAGAATGTACGGCTTTAAGCAGCCGAGGATCAAGCCTCGCGTCAACAAGTACGACCGCAGTCTGGTTGATGCTATGGGGGACGGTTGCGAGATTCAGCAAGAGCAGTATGCTCTGATGGAGCTTTTCTCGGATCGCATGACGCTGCGCGATTTCAACAAGGCGCTGTTCTACTACATTTCGGCTGTCAGCAATCGGTATGGTGGTCGCAAGATCGCTATGTCGTCCACGCCGTTGAACGACGCGATTCTCACCATCCCGTCGATGGTTAAGAACCTGCGCGAAGAAACCAAGGTGGACAAGGTGTCGGTGGTCGTGCTGACTGACGGTAGTTCGGACTGTTCGAATTTCAGCGGTAGGGGGCTTGACTCGGCGCGTCATCGTGTCATTCTGACTTCGCCGTGGAATCGCAAGGCGTTCGAAGTGATGGCGGTTGATCAGTCCGCAGTGGATTATAGGACTCGTCCACACTACGATGATCTGTGCTTCACTAAGACGTACATCAAGATGGCGGCTGATGCTGCGAACGCTACCATCGTTGGCTATCATGTTGTGCCGGGTCGCATGGCGGCTGGGATGCTGAACGAGTATCGCGGCTTCTACAAGAAGTCGGCTGATGACATGAAGATGGACTTTCGTAACAACAAGATGATGGCGATTGACGATTTCGGTTACGCGCAATACTTCATCATGTGGGACAAGGCGCTGAATCAGGAAGACAAGACGCTGGCTGCGGTCGATTCGGAGATGACTGTGCGGCGTGCGACTTCGGTGTTCAATGCAATGCAGCAATCGCGGCAGGTGAATCGGGTCTTCCTTTCGAAGTTCATGGATCTGATCGCCTAGAGTGGGCTCTCTAAGTCATTGATTCCAATAGGAAAACTATTTGGCTTTTCCTTTAAGAATCAATGGCTTAGCCGCTTGACAGCAGTTCCGTTTTCCTGTAGGATGACGGTTCTTAACTGACATCCTGCCACCAAGAGGATACTACATGATTGGTCTCACCTCGCAGCAACACGACATTCTCCAGCACCTGAACTCGGTCTTCGGGCCGGTTGTTTCGCGTGGTCAGTTGATGGACTACTACGCGAAGGGCAAGAATCACGGCATTCTGCCGCGTTGGCTGATGACGAAGGACTTCGCCGTGGGTCGTGGTATGTACACGACCATCGGTGCGGCGGCGTCGAGTGACAGCAAGCTGGATCCGTCGAAGCCGTTCCCGCCGTTCCCGAAGTCTGCGAACCCGGTCGGCGAGGCGTTCGCTGGTGTGGTCGAAGCGGACTCGGCAGTTGAAGTGCAGAACGTTATCCCGATGGCGAAGCCCGCCCGCAAGAATGCGGCGATTTCGATCGGTGGGCAGAGTGAAGAATCGTTTGTCCCAGACAAGTTCGCCAACTTCGTTCCGTTCGGTAACTACGATGACGTTTACCGCGTCATCAAGTCGCGGCTCTTCTACCCGGTGTTTATTACGGGTCTGTCGGGCAACGGCAAGACTCTGATGGTCGAGCAGGCGTGTGCGGTGCTGGGTCGTGAAATGATCCGCGTGCAAGTGACGCCCGAGACGGACGAGGACGATCTGATCGGTGGCTTCCGTCTGATCGACGGCGAGACTGTCTGGTTCGACGGCCCGGTGACGATTGCCGCGATTCGCGGTGCGATCTGTCTGGTCGATGAAATCGACTACGGTACGGGCAAGATTTCTTGCTTGCAGGCCATTCTTGAAGGCAAGGGCATTCACCTCAAGAAGGTGAACCGCTTCGTTCCGCTGACGCCTGGGTTCAACATCCTCGCGACTGCGAACACGAAGGGTCGTGGTGCCGAGGAGAACGGTGGGCGTTTTGTGAACACCCAGATCCTCAACGAGGCGCTGCTTGAACGTTTTGGCATCTGCCTTGAACAAGACTATCCGACGATGAAGACCGAGCTGAAGATCCTCGAAAAGGAACTGTCGAGTCTCGGTCGTCCCGACGAGGCGTTTGCAACGAATCTGGTGAAGTGGGCCGAAGTCATTCGACGCTCGTTCGAAGCGAACGCGATTGAGGACGTTATTTCGACGCGCCGTCTTGTCCACATCGTGCGTGCGTTCTCGGTGTTCGGTGACAAGGAGAAGGCGGTGGAGAAGTGCGTGACTCGTTTTGACCGTCAGACCCGCGACTCGTTCATTGAGTTGTATTCCAAAATCGCAATCGGGGAGGATAACCCCGCTGCGGCAGAAACCAAGACTATCCCGGAAGAAGATGGGAGTGCTACAACGACGTTCTAATCTAGTTTTCTAAACGGTAGGCCCGGCGATCCTTGCGCGCCGGGCTACCGCCATTTGTAGCGCAAGGAACAGGAGAATTACATAATGCAATTGACTACACAGCAAACGAAGATCCTCAATTATCTGCAAACAGGCAACACGCTGACCGAGAAGCAAGCCTTCCGCTTGTTCAAGGCGCGCCGCCTGTCCGGGCGTATTGCCGAACTGCGTCAAGCCGGCTACCCGATCTATCTGAACGACAATGGTTACCGTCTTGGTACGCCGTCGCGTCAGATGATTTCGGCTGCCTACCACGCAGTCGGATCGGCTCTGTTCCGCTAAGGATCGGCGAAGTGAAAACGGGGGCGTCCTGCGGGGTGCCCCCGTTCCCTTTGTAATGTGGAGGTGAATATGGACTTGCAAGTGTCAACGCTACTTCAAATCGAAGAGCCGAGTAAGGCAGAGCCGTTCAAGTATCGCGAAGGCGAAATCCTTGACGAGCTGCGCGAGTACCTAATTGGCACATACGGCCAACACTACGTTGGCAAGAATAACATTCAGGCAAATGATTTGGTGTTGTCTGGTGATCGCACAGAGGCGCGTGGGTTTTGGAAGTGGAACGCCATCAAGTACCTTTTGCGATACGGTAAGAAGAAGGGCACCAACAAGCAAGACTTGTTAAAGGCCCTACACTATGCTATACTCTTAGTGTATTTGGACCACGAACAAGATAATGGAGAAGGTGAATGAAACTATCGGCGAATACGCTTGCGGTGCTGAAAAACTTTTCGGTGATCAATGTCAACATCGTCATTGAGCCGGGTAAGGTTTTGCGGACACTAGGCCCGAGCAGGAATATCTTTGCGAAGGCGGACATTACCGACGAGTTTCCTCGTCAGGTTCCTATCTATGACTTGACTTCGTTCCTGTCAACTGTCACGCTGTTCGATGACGTTGATATTGATTTCGAGGAGAAGTTCCTTGTCGTCAAGGCGGGTGGGGCAACGATCAAATACTACTACTCTGATCCTTCGATTGTGCAAGCGGCTCCGAATAAGGAGATCGTGTTCAACGAGGAACTCTTTTCGTTCAAGCTTTCGGCGGACGATGTGAACATGATCACGAAGGTGTCTGCGGTTCTCGCAGCCCCGACTATCTCTGTCGTGAGTAAGAATGGGTCTGCTGTGTTGACTGTATCAGATCCTAAGAACGTAACCTCGCATTCGTATGTGAAGGAACTCGGCAAGTGCGACAAGGAGTTTGATGCTCGCCTGCGCGTAGAGGCGTTCAAGCTGTTGCCTGGTGATTATGTCGGAGTGATCGCCAAGAAGGGAACGGCAGGCGTCGTGCGCTGGGAGAATCAGACTACACCTTTGTCATACATCATGACGGTAGAGACTGACAGCAAGGTCTAATACAATATGAACGAACGTGAGCAGTTTCTTTGGGTTGAGAAGTATCGCCCCCGCACCATCGATGATTGTGTCCTTCCTGAGTCGTTGAAGGGCACGTTCAGGGAGTTTCTGGAGAAGGGTCAGTTGCCCAATATGATCCTGGCTGGAACGGCGGGTGTTGGAAAGACGACAGTCGCGCGTGCGTTGTGCGAGCAATTGGGCAGCGACTATCTGCTGATCAATGCGTCTGAGGACTCGGGCATTCAGGTCCTTCGCGACAAGATCCGCAACTTCGCCTCTACGGTGTCGTTGGGCGGTGGTACGAAGGTCGTGATTCTTGACGAGGCGGATTATCTGCAACCGCAGTCAACACAACCTGCGCTGCGTGGATTCATTGAGGAGTTCGCGAACAATTGCAGGTTCATTCTGACTTGCAACTTCAAGAATCGTATCATTGAGCCTCTGCATTCGCGTTGTACGGTGATTGAATTCACCTTGTCGAAGGAAGACAAGCCGCACATGCTGGCGCAGTTCATGAAGCGGATCAAGATGATTCTCGGGGCAGAAGGAGTAGAGTTCAGCCGCGATGCCGTCGTGCATCTGTTAATGAAGCATTTCCCCGACTATCGTCGGGTGCTGAATGAACTGCAACGTTATTCGGCTAGCGGCAAGATTGACGAGGGGATCCTGGTTGATCTGTCAGAGGACAATTTCAAGGCACTATGCAAGCACCTCAAGGAGAAAGAGTGGTCTGAAATGCGTAAGTGGGTCGCGCACAATGGCGACAATGACCCTACGCGATTGATTCGGCTAATCTATGACTCTGCGTCCAAGTCGGTCGAGTCTTCGGACATTCCGAAGCTTGTGCTGATCCTTGCTGAATATCAATTCAAGGTGCCGTTTGTCGCAGATCAAGAGTTGAACATGGTCGCAATGCTGACGGAAATCATGGCGAATGTACAGTTCAAGGACTAGCCATGGGCAATTTCTTCGATCACCTCAATGCGATCAATCACACCAAAGAGGACCTGATAACTGATGATCTAAGCGAGAAACAATACAACGCCTATATGGTTAATCGTGGGCTGAGTTACTTCAGGGATACGGTATTTCAAGCCAATGAAATGAACCGATTCCACATGCTTGACAGCAAGCTTCAATTTGCCTTTCTACTAAATAGTGTAGCCGCCAAGAAGCGGTTCTCCAAATGGTTTAAAAAGGAGAAAGTGGGTGACTTGGAAGTGGTCAAAGCATACTATGGTTATAGCGACCGACGAGCAGAAGAAATTCTGGACCTTCTAACACCCGAACAGATAGCCCACATAAGAACAAGACTATATCGGGGTGGAAAGAATGAAGCATAACGTTTTGGGATTGGAATTTGAAGGGGTTCCACAATATCAGCCCCTAGAAATCACCTTGTCATCGCCTGATGACTTCTTAAAGGTGCGCGAGACACTTACCCGGATTGGCATTGCATCAGAGCGCAGCAATACGCTCTTTCAGTCCTGCCACATCCTGCACAAGCAAGGTAAATACTACATCGTCCATTTCAAGGAGTTGTTTGCTCTTGATGGGAAGCACTCAAACATGGACGAGAAAGATTTGCAGCGTCGAAACACTATTGCCAAACTGCTGTCTGATTGGGGGTTGGTTCAGGTGTTGGACTCTGATGCGTATTTCAATGACGTTGCTCCTATGCGTCTGATTAAGGTTATATCTCACAAGGACAAAGCGAGTTGGAATTTGCAGTCTAAGTACACAATAGGTAAGAAGGGAATCTACTCGGGTTCTGACGAGTAGATCATCGTGCGGTGCCTAAGGGGCCGCGTTTGTTGTAACTTGCTCAACAGAGGAGAGAAAAATGACAGGACTACTTCCTAATGACTATCGTGGTTGGTTGGTTGGGTTTGATAAGTTGTTCGAGGATGTGTTTCGTGAGTTTGCAGATCGAAAGGTGCCGACATGGCCGCCATGCGATATCCGTAAGGTGGCGCCAAACAAGTATGTCATTGAGTTGGCTGTTGCTGGCTTCGGCAAGAATGAACTGGAGGTCACCCTGAACAAGGACTCGTTGTCGATCACTGGCAGAGTCAAGGTTGACAATCAGGAAGGCAATGAATTCTACCAATACAATTCAATTGCCAAGCGTGGGTTCCGTAGAGACTTCAAGATTGAGGACTCTATGGTGGTTCAAAACGCATCGTATTTCAATGGTATGCTGCGCGTCTATTTGGAGAGAATGGTTACGCAGGACGAGACAAAGAAGATTGAAATCTCGGATGAGGAACCAGTTTCCACAAAGCAGACTTTGATTGACTAGAAACTGGGGCCGAAAGGCCCCTAGTCGTTTGTGAAATCTTCGACGGAGAAAACATGAGCAACGTAAAGGTGATGTACTTCTTGAATGGTGAAATGGTTATCGGAGACCTTAAGGAACCAGAAGACCTCCTTGAAGATTTCGGGAACATTACGGTAACGAACCCGTGTACGATTTCGTTGGTCCAAAGCGCCGAAAATGCCGAGCGCGTTGGTGTGCAGTTGAGGCCGTGGTGCCCTTTCTCTGAAACAAACAAGCTGAAGGTGTCACGGTCGCATATGGTATACATAACAGAGCCTATAGTGGATCTGCTGAATCAGTATCAGAAGTTGTTCGGTAGTGGGTTGGTGATCGCAAAGCCGGGAGAAGTTCCACCGCCGGGCGCGACAATCCATCGTATCAAGTAATGGGGGAGTTATGAGTGAGAAAAAGGTAGACGGCAGTGGCAAGAAGCCGGTGATGCAGATGCCTAAGAGTATCAAGCGAATCCTCGCCTTAATGGATCCAGCAGCCAGCAAGGCGTACAAGCCTATAATGTGGGACGCGGTTAAAACCTATAACTTTCAACATCAACAAATGCTGCGCCGAAAGTCAGGGGACAAAGATAGCGCAGGGGATTGATTATGACTACGATAGTCTATTGCAATCGAACAAAGCAATTGGCTGCCGATACCCGGGTTGGGTTTAACGGCTATCACGGCTTTGGGTCAAAAATACTGTTCCCCAAAAAGAATGTGATCATTGCTACAGCAGGCGATGGTGGTTCTGGTGAATGGATCAGGTACAAGCTTCAGAAACTCAATTCCATTCACGACCTATATTTCATTCCAGACAAACCGAAGTTGGACGAGGAGTTCAGTGCCTTCGTTTGGTGGAACGGCCCGTACATGATCACCGAGGATCTCAATCCGTTCCCTATTGAAACTGCATGGTGGTCGGATGGTACTGGCGGCGATTTTGCCCTGGCATTTCTGTCTATGGGTATGGATCTTCCAGAAGCAATGATGCGGGCTGTGCGGTTAGACAGTAACTCTGGCCCACCGATTCATGTGGTGAAGTGTGATTCGACGGACAAGAAGATTAAGGTGTATCAGGATACTCTGAATCTGCCACCAATTAACGAGCAGTGCCACGTATTCAAAAATCCACCGCAATGAAGAAATTCCTAGACTACAAAGACGATCTGGAGGAGTTGCAGGAGGGGTTCACAAACCTCTTGCCCCATCATGGCGAGCTAAAGCGCAAGCACGTTGATGCGGTCTGGGACATGCTGCAACATTCGTATGCAAAGATCGGTGGCATTCATGGATCTGGCTTCTCGTCTAAAGAGGACATGATCGCGAAGATACCGATGTGGAAGATCGGCAAGACGGGCGGTCGCGTCAACTCGGTGGTCTTGTACAAAGACAAAGAGGGCCGCAAATCCGTTGCTGCTGGTACTGATGGTACCGTAGAAGGCAAAAAGCGCATGGCTGAAATCATGACGCATGATATGCATCGAAGCTATGGAGAGAAATCTGGTCCTGCACTTGCGTTCATGAAGAAACACACTCCACCAGGATTCGTTCAGCAATATGCTATTCCTTACGAGCATGTGAAGAAGATTTCGAAGGCAAATGGCGACGATGTGCGGCGACCGCCAGAAGATGATCCAGAAATTCTCAAACATCCAGAGCTAAAGGATCATTTCTACCAACGACAGATTGGTGGACAATGGCACACGAAGGCAATGTTCGGTGTGCCCTATAAGAAGATTACTTGACGCGAGTTGTTCCATGCTGTAGAATGATGTTTTTCGTGAGAGGTTTTTGTGAAGTTCTATACGAACGTAGCGCAGTATAAGACGAAGATTTACGCGCGGGGATATGAGAACGGTCAGACGTTCAACCGACGCGAAAACTTCAAGCCTACCTTGTTTGTCGAATCCGACAAACCTAGCGAGTGGAAGTCCCACCTAGGGGCCCAACTTTCGCCCATCAACTTTGAGTCTATTGTAGAAGCTCGCGACTTCGTTGAGCAATATGCCGAGGTTGACAACTTCCGAATCTACGGGCAGACTAACTATACCCATGGCTATATCTCCGAGAAGTTCACGGACGCCGTAGCGTGGAACATAGATCAGATTCGAATCAGCACACTTGACATTGAGGTCAAGTCTGATAACGGCTTCCCTAATGCCCAGCAGGCAGCAGAGGAAGTTACCGCCATTACGGTTATGGATCGTGCGACGAAGGAGATTGTCTCGTTCGGTTGTGGCGACTATACACCGCACCATGACAACATCCGATACGTCAAGTGCGAAACAGAACGACAGTTGTTGATGGAGTTTCTGACGCATTGGACTAGCAACTATCCTGATATCGTCACAGGTTGGTATGTCAAATACTTCGACATTCCCTATCTTGTCAATCGTCTTGCGCGTGTGTTTGGGGACGAGACTGCCAAGAAGCTCGGGCTGTGGTATGTCAAGCAACGCGAGACTGAGAAGTTTGGACAGAAGCGGTCCTTCTTTGAGCTAGGTGGTATTGCGATTCTTGACTATCAGGAACTGTATCGTAAGTTCACCTATAGCGCCCAAGAATCGTACACGCTGAACCATATTTGTTCGATTGAGCTAGGTGAGGAGAAGCTGTCATACGAGGAGTATGACTCTCTACATCATCTGTATCGCGAAAACTTCCAGAAGTACATGGAGTACAATAACCGCGACGTATGGCTGGTGTATCGTCTAGAGAAGAAACTACGCATGATTGAGCTATGCGTCACGATGGCATATGACGCGAAAATCAACTATGAGGAGGTGTACTCACAGGTACGGTTCTGGGACACGATCATCTACAACCACCTTCTGACAAAGAAGATTGCTCTCCCGCCGCGTCCAGCAGGAACTCGTTCAGAGGCATATGCGGGTGCGTATGTGAAGGATCCGAAGGTTGGTGCATACAAGTGGGTGGTGTCGTTCGACGCGACCTCTCTGTACCCTTCGTTGATCTTGCAGTACAACATTTCTCCAGATACGATTGCGCGGCCTGAGACTGACGTCCAAGCCAACATCGAATCGTTGATTGACCATCAAGGTGGCGCTGAGTTTCAACGTATGGGTCTGCACAATCTGCGCGAGCATGATTGGGGTATGACGGCGAATGGAGTCCATTTCAGCAACGAAAAGCTTGGCTTTTTTCCTGAGTTGGTGGACAAGTTCTTCCAAGACAGGCAGACATACAAGCGTAAGTACCTTGAAGCGAAGAAGATGTTTGAGGAGACACATGATCCGAAGTATCAGGAAGATATGTCCCGTTACAACGTCTATCAGATGGCTCGCAAGATTTCGCTCAACTCGCTATATGGCGCAGCGGGCTCTGGCTACTTCAGGTTCTTCTCTATCAGAATCGCAGAGGCAATTACGCTATCTGGTCAGATGATGATTCAGGTAATGGAGAACACAGTCAATGAGTATCTGAACAAGGTGCTCAAGAACGAGACTGCCAAGCCATACGTCATTGCGTGCGATACAGACTCGGTGTACATTACCCTCGATGATCTAGTGCAAAAGGTAATGGGCGACACAACTGACACAAACAAGATTGTCAATTTCCTTGACAGAGTGTGCAAGGAGAAACTGTCGCCGTTGTTAGACGAGGCGTGTTATCGGATGGCAGTCTATACGAACGCATTCAAGAATGCGATTTCGTTCAAGCGTGAGTCGATTTCGGACTATGGCTTTTGGACTGCGAAGAAGCGGTATGCATTGCGTGTGTATGACAATGAGGGCGTGCGCTATCACGAACCTGAAATCAAGGTCACAGGTCTTGAGGTTGTGCGGTCATCTACGCCGGCAGTCGTGCGAGAAATGCTTCGTGGTGCAATCAAGGTGTTGATGGATGGCAAACAGACTGCATTATGGGACTACGTTGCGGCGAAGAAGGACGAGTTCCTCAAGTGTCGTCCAGAAGATATCGCGTTCCCACGGTCTGTCAATGGAATGGACAAGTATCGGTCTGCGAGCATGGTCTACGAGAAGGGCACACCGATGCAGGTGCGCGCCGCGCTGGTCTACAATCATCTTCTGGAAAAGAACAAGCTGACCAAGAAGTATCGGCTGATCCAAGAAGGTGACAAGATCAAGTTCCTTTACTTGAAGGAGCCCAACACCATCAAGGAAAACACGATAGCTTTTTCGTCATCGATGCCTAAGGAATTGGGGCTTCATGCATACATAGATTACGAGGTGATGTTCGAAAAGACATTCCTCGAACCGTTAGCAAGCATTTTGTCATGTATCGGGTGGACACATAGTAAGGTCAATACGATTGACGATCTATTCACATAAGACTATAATACGAGTTACAAGGAGATTCATATGGCAAAGAAACAGACTTATTCCTCCAGCCTTTTGGACAAGCTAAAGAAGAATTCGACACTCGCACACACCGCAACCCTTTCAGAGTCCAAGTTGTTTTCTGACAGGGACATGATCCCCACCGCAATCCCAATGATCAACGTCGCGTTGTCTGGAAAGCTAGGTGGTGGATTCACACCAGGTCTTACCGCACTCGCTGGCCCGTCTAAGCATTTCAAGACGGGCTTTGCCTTGTTGTTTGTGTCGGCGTACTTCAAGAAATACCCAGATGCAATCTGTCTGTTCTATGACTCTGAGTTTGGTACACCGCAAGGGTATTTCCAGAGTTTCGGAATTGATATGGAACGAGTCGTGCATTCTCCGATCACAAACATCGAAGAATTGAAGCACGATATCATGACGCAGTTGGACAACATCGGTCGGGATGAGCATGTCATCATCGTGGTCGATTCCATCGGCAACCTCGCCTCAAAGAAGGAAGTCGAGGATGCGCTAGAAGGTAAGTCGGTTGCGGACATGACTCGCGCAAAACAATTGAAGTCGCTATTCAGAATGGTGACCCCGCATCTGGTACTCAAGAATATTCCGATGTTCATTGTCAACCATGTGTATATGGAAATCGGGATGTTCCCGAAGCCAATCATGGGTGGCGGTACTGGGCCAATGCTTTCTGCTGATACTGTGTGGTTCTTGGGTCGTCAACAAGACAAGGAAGGTACGGAGACCGTCGGTTACAACTTCGTCATCAACGTCGAGAAGTCTCGCTTCGTGAAGGAGAAGAGCAAGATTCTTGTCAATGTCGGTTTCGACAATGGCATTTCAAGCTGGTCTGGCCTTCTTGAAGTGGCGCAAGAACTTGGCTTTGTACAGAAGCCGAAGAACGGGTGGTATCAGGTTGTTGATACCGAAACGGGCGAGCTTGTTGGCAAGATGTATCGCGAGAGCGAAACAGACTGCAAGGAGTTTTGGGAACCAATCCTCACGAACAGGTCTTTCCAGAAGAAGATTGAGGACAAGTATAGACTTGAAGCTCATGCTATGCTAGACTCTGGGATTGATGAGGAGGTAGAGGATGAAGTCTAAAGGACCATTAGTCGAGTGCGGGTACAAATATGTGCCTTACTCTCCTATCGGGCCAGACGGCTCCAGAGACACTACGAAGGAACTCTGGGCCGTCGAGATTACCGATGGAAAGTTTGAAGGCATGAAGTATGAGTACCCACATTGGAAGATTGAAGAAGTCGTTGATCCGATAACATTTGAAAAGAAGCACAAGCTGAATTTCAAATACAACATTCTGCCAACGAGCAGTCGAGAAGAACCTACTGACGCAGACACTAAACTGGAAATGATGAGCATGATGGGCAACATTTTGCTCAACATCTTGATCGAAGTTGCGAGGATTGAATGGCCGAAGAAAGAATTGAACGAGTAATCCTTCGTGGTCTGACGACAAACGAACACTACGGGCGCAAGGTGTTTCCACATCTGCGCCCGCAGTATTTTGAGAACCCGGCGGATCAGATCGTCTACAAGGCGATCAATGGATTCTTCGAAAGGTACAACACCACACCGACAAAGGAAGCTCTGTCGGTTGCCATTGCTTCTGACAAGTCGATTCCCGAAAACTTGTATCCGACGATCAAGGAGATTGTTGGCGGGCTAGACCCAGTAGAAGGCGTGAACGAGGAGTGGATGGTAGATCAGACGGAGACCTTTTGCAAGGATAGGGCCGTCTACAATGCAATTCTACAGTCGATTGAGATTCTAGAGGGCAAGGACAAGAAGTACAACAAGGATGCACTTCCGCAGTTGCTTCAAGATGCGCTGGCGGTTGGGTTCGACAATGACGTTGGGCATGACTACTTTGCGGATATCGGTAAGCGGTTTGATTTGTTGCATTCAGACGAGGCTCGGATCGCGTTCAAGTTAAAGCTACTGAACGAGGTGACGAAGGGTGGTATAAAGCGTAAGACCTTGAACATCATCATGGCAGGAACCAACGTTGGCAAGTCGATGTTCATGTGCGACTGGGCTGCGTGGTTGGTCATGCAGGGGTTGAATGTCCTGTATGTCTCGGCTGAAATGGCAGAAGAGGAGATTGCGAATCGCATAGACGCGAACCTGCTCAATGTCACCATTGACGAATTGAGGGACTACGGCAAGCCGATCTACGAAGGTCGGATGGGCAAGCTGAACGAAAAGACGCACGGTCGTCTGATCATCAAGGAGTACGCTACTGCTACGGCGCACGTTGGGCATCTTCATGCCCTGATGAACGAACTGAAGATCAAGCAGAACTTCGTTCCAGATATCGTTTTCGTTGACTATCTAAATATCATGCAGTCGCAGAGATTCAAGGTCGGTACGGATAGCTATACATATGTCAAGGCTATCGCAGAGGAGTTGCGCGGCTTTGCTGTTGTTCATAATCTGCCAGTCGTGTCAGCTACGCAGGTGAATCGGTCAGGGTATTCGAATACTGACATGGATCTGGATGACACCTCAGAGTCTTGGGGTCTGCCATCTACTGCTGACTTCTTCATTGCGCTGATTTCGTCTGAGGAATTGGTTAAGTTGAATCAGCAAATGGTGAAGCAACTCAAGAGTCGTTACGGCAACCCGAACAGAAAGAAGCGATTTGTTGTGGGTGTCGATCAAGACAAGCAACGATACTATGATGTGGAAGACAACGCTCAACTACAAGGAACTAGCGCCGTAATGATCGCAGAGAAAGAAAAGTCCGTAGAGTCGGTCGCCCGAGACTTCTTCAAGTCTGGGTCGCCCAAGACTGGCTGGCGCGATAACAAGAACGATAAGCTTTCGGGTTTGAAGGTATGATATGTACCTTCAAGAGGCAATCGAAGATGGTCTTTGGGCCGTAAGAAAAGACCTGATCACAACATCTGTCGTGAATGAGCAGGTGGAGGTACTTGCCCCTGTTCTGGCAGAGTTCGGTGCGAAGTTTCGAAAAGCCTCTCGTCCGCATGATACTTGGTCGTTGACGGGATTCTACGATCCGAATCGTGACGACATATTGCTCGTCATGGGTTGCAGAGACACCAAACGCAAATACGAGTTCCGGGACGAGGTTCATTGCAGCCTCTATCTTTTTGAACTCAACACTACGGTTCAGCATGAGCTGATTCATAAATATCAATGGTTGCAAAGGGATCCTGATGTTCATAGTTCGCGCATGTACAAGGCGGCAAGCAAGAAGCAACATTACTATAGCGACTATGACGAAATCGAAACTCAGGCCCATGACTTAGCAATGGAGATAAAGTATCACTATCCTGAACTGCCTGTGAATGAGATATTGAGGGAGTATATGCATGGAGATGCGGATCTTCCCACATTGAATAACTACATGAAGGCGTTCAACTGTGATACTTCGCATCCAGCGATGAAGAGGCTATACAAGAAACTGTTCATCTGGCTGCCGAAAGTCCAAGTCAAAAGACCAATAACATATTCTTGGGAGGAAGCATGACGGCAACAGAAATTGCGGCCCTATTAGTATTCGTGCCGGCACTCGTCTTTTTCGTGTTCCGAAGTGGATTCTCTACCGGAGCAGAAAAGATGCTGCAGGCGTTGCACGCAAGCGGATGGCTGACACAGGCCGCCGTCAAGGAGTTTGACTTGCAAGCCGTAGAGGACGAAGACTGATCCCTATCACATGACCCAGATAACCCCTTGAAGTTTAAGGGGTTTTCGCTTTTGTGCGGCTAAGTAACTGATTCCATTAAGGAAAAATAGTTCTTGACAGAATCTCCTGATTCGCGTAGGATAGCGGTCTGAATATGGAGGTTGTATGGCTTACTGTCGCAGGACTGACGGGTGCAGGGTCTATATGTACTATGGTGGAGTGTATCAGTTCCACGTTGGTGCAACCCGCACGCATCCTGAGGGGTTGAATTTCTCTGTCAAGACTGCGAAAGAGGCGCTGCATAGGATGCGTCGTTTGCAGGCACAGGGGTTCGGCGTACCACAGTACGCAATCGATCGGCTTGAGGCCGAAGTTACCAAGGAGCAATAATGTTTGACCAGTACCCGTTGTCGCAGATCACAGTCAAAGACATTGCCGAGGCGCTTCCCCATAAGGAAGACAATCCAACGATGCTGAAGCTCCGCGCTGCGCGTGAGGCTCTCGGCACGAAGGCGGCTGTCGATTCGAACAGCAATTTCGTGATGCCACCGGGCGTCGGCTCCTACAACCTGAAGGTGTGGGCGGCGTCGCGTCTCCTCGCTCGTAAGGAGATGGAAGAAGACCTTGAGTATCAGGCCATCAAAGCCCTTGCAGCGGCGAAGGCGAAGAAAGCCAAGAGGCGGGCGTAGTCAGATGAAAACCATTGTCGCGGGTTCGCGGCACATGACTGACTACGCTTTCCTCAACGAGCGTATGCAAGCGGTGCCGTGGGAGATAACTGAGGTCGTGTGCGGATGCGCGCCTGGCGCAGATACGTTAGGCTCGGAGTGGGCGCAAATTAAAGGCATTCCTGTCTCATACTTTCCTGCTGATTGGAAGAAGTTGGGCCGCGCAGCCGGCCCGATTCGCAACAAACAAATGGCCGAAAACGCAGACGCACTGGTGGCGTTTCTGTACCCAGGTAGTCGCGGTACTGCGAACATGATCAAGCAGGCGCACAAGTTGAAACTGCGCGTGTGTGTCGTGTACTGTACCGAAAATGTGAATCCAGGAGTCTTTGGAATATGAAGCCCCGTGAAGAAGCAGCCATGCGAGTCGTCGCATGGCTGCATGAACACCCTGAATTCAACGCCCCTTACGGGGTTCTTGAGGGCAAGTCCGCAGACTCGCGTTCGTACAACGTGACGTTCGGCCGCGCCCGCTATCTCGACGCAGAGGTTCGCGTCTATAGCCCGCAATGGGTTATGCTACGTCACAGCAGGGACCCGGCCCGGCAGTCGCAGGTCTTCAAGGGCGCCACCGCCGTTGACGACCTTCTCACCTACATCAAACAGGAGCTATAACATGGCAATTAGCAGACCCGCCCTTAGACCCACCACCATCGACATTGACGGCCCTGATGGGAACGCATATGCGTTGATGGGGTATGCCACTAGGTATTCGAAGCAACTCGGCCTGCCCACGGCAACCATTCTTGAAGAAATGCGGTCAGGCGATTACATCAACCTTCTCCGCACATTCGAAAAGTATTTCGGTGAGTTTGTGGCCCTCGAAACGACAAACGAGACATACTTAGAGGCTTTTGGCAATGACGGCGCCTAAAAATGGAATTGTGGAATGGGCGCCGAAAGCCGCGAAGGCGGTTTTCATTGCGGTGGAAGAACCCGTCGCGCAAGAGCTGAGTGAAGGGATTGTGCGGCTCGCGCGGCGCGTGGTCGAGTTGGAGGACGAACTACGCGAAAACGAAGGTGTGATTGCTGTTTGGCGGCGCCGTGCCGAGTTCGCGGAGGCCGAGCGGGATGCGCCTACTGTTCGCCGACGCTGCGCTGGCGAAGGGGGAGGGATGAGCGACGACATGGGATCGCTGTACGAGGATTTGCAGCACGAGTGTATTGAGCTACGGGCCGAGCGCGACGCGCTGGCGGAGGAACTGCTCGACATACGTGGGTCGTTCCCCATCCCCAAAGAGCGACGGCTTGCGGTGGCAAGGGCGATATACGCGCTCGCGGCGAAGGGGGAGGGGAAATGACGCGCGAGTGCATCACGCATCACATTTGCGACTGCATGGCCGAGCGATTGAAGCGTGCCGAGGCCCTCGCCGCATTGCGTCTAGAGTGGTATGCGAAGGCACGCGCAGATCAGGAGCGTGCCGAGGCCGAGCGCGAAGCGCTGCGGGCCGAACCGTTGCGCGTCGGCTACCTAGCCGCAGACGAGATCGAGCGGCTACGGGACGAGCTACATTTCAAGGCGTGTCTTGTGCGCGACCTGCTGCCATATCAGGAGCGAGCCGTGAAAGCCGAGGCCGAGCGCGACGCGCTGCGTGAAGATGCGGAGCAATGGCGAAACCATGTTGCGAAGCTTGTTGAGATTAGAAAGCTCAAAGAGCTTGGCGTAGCCGCGCCGGCGAAGGGGGAGGGATGAGCGACCTTGTGAAACGGCTGCGAATGCCTAGCATCCCCACATACCGCAAAGACTTGGATGACGCCGCCAATGAGATCGAGCTGCTACAGGCCGAGCGCGACGCGCTGCTCACCGCCGCCGAGCATGGGCTGTCGCTGATGCTGGCGGGGCGGCTTGACGAGCAAGGCAACCCCATTGGCCCGCTGCGCCTGTATCACCGCTGCGAGGGGTGCGAAAGCGCCCTGCGCCTGTTGCAGAGCATGGGCAAATATCCCGGCGCTCAACCTGCCGATGACGCCGCGCTAAAGGAGCCTAATGAATAAGCTTAGAGTGTTTCTTGATGATGTGCGCCCAGCCCCCGATGCGAATTGGACGGTAGTGCGGGACCCAAAACTAGCCATTGTAATGCTTGAGTTTGGGATCGTAGAAGAAATTTCGTTCGACCATGATTTGGGCGAGGGGCAAAAGACTGGCTATGAAGTTGCTTGTGTGATCGAATGGCTGGTGCATAAGGGAAAGATCGACATGCCAAAATGGCATGTGCATTCTGCAAATCCTGTTGGCAGGGCCAACATTACTGCGGCAATGCAGGCGGCTGAAAAGTTGGCACAACGAAATAAGGAGTAACAGATGGACCTGCTCTATATGCTGTATGCCCTTATCGTCCTGTTCTGGGCGGCTGTCATCTTCGGGGTCATCTCCGCTGGGCTGTTGCTCTACGTGGGGGTGGCTCGTTTCCTCCAGCGGAAACGAGAGTTGGCGCAACCCATTGATTTCTAATGGTTTTGTAAGTGCTTGATTCCATTAGGATTCGTAACCCATTGATTCATATAGGAGCTACGCTAAGTCATTGATTCCATTGAGGAAGAAAGTTCTTGACACGATTCGCCGATTCCCGTACAATAGCGGTATGATTCGCAAACGCCGCTCTGATCGAAAGCACGCAGTCTACGCCGTCGTCAACATCCTGACGGGTGACTGCTACATCGGTATTACCGTGACGCAAGGCGCTGCTGTCAAGCGTGCTGTCAAGGTTCGTTTTCAAAAGCATGTCTCGCGTGCGAAGCAGGAGTCGAAGGACTGGTCGTTCTGCCGCGCGATTCGCGAGTGGGGTGCTGAGTGCTTCGAACCTCGCGTGCTTGAAGTTGTGCGTGGTCGTAAGGCGGCGCATCAACGCGAACGCGAGCTGATCAAGACTCTGAACCCGACCCTCAATACGTTCTAAGGAGATACTGTGGATCTGTATTCGAAACTCGTCAAGCAGGCGCAGTCGTTGAAGAAGCAGGGCGTGAAGGAATCAGCCGCGAAGAAGTTGATGGAGAATGCTGCTGGTCACGGTAGCATTAGCACAATGCTCGCGCTTGCTGCGGTCTACGGTCGTAACAAGTCCTAAGGATACCACGATGACGTACGGATTCTCCTTCCTTTCCGAAGCTGACTCGGACCTGTATCGCAGTCTGACGGGTCTGTGCAACAAGAACGGTGGGTTCTTCCGTTCCACCAAGCAACGGTGGTTCATCTTCACGAAGTCCATGATGACCCCGTGGGGCATGGACCCGTGCGTCACGCAACGCGGCGAGTACGCCGGCGTGAATGAAGCCGACTCCCAGAAGGCGAAGGACTTCTTCGGGGTTGACGTTCCTGTTGGGATGCGGCTCTACATGGTGACGGCGACGATGCGCTGGGCGGCTGGTACTCGCGCCCGGCGTGAGGTCGAATGGGCGTTTGTTGTTGACGCCCTCGGTGTCGTCCGCAAGTACAAGCTGCACCGCCTGTACAACGCGAGTGGTACGGCGTCCAGTATCAATGCCGCGAAGACCCAGGTCGAATTCGAACGTGCGGCGGATGCAGTCGTCCCTGCCGAGTTGGCTGCCGCCCTCGCCACCGAAAAGGCACGGGTTGCTGAGTTGGCGGCGATGCCGTTCGAGGTTGGCAATCACGTTGGTCGCAAGGGCAAGCGTGAGGTGTTTGAGCTGACGGTCGATTTCGTCAAGAATCTCGGCTGGAAGCAAGTCGCATACAACGTGGGCTGTGAGTCGTGGCTGGTCGTCGCGCACGACGCTGCGGGGAACACCGTCAAGATGTTCGGCGGGTTCGGTGCGGACGTCGCGAAGGGCGAGGTGATCAAGGTCAAGGCGACCGTCAAGGATCACACCTACTTCAAAGGTCGGGCAGAAACTATCGTCAATAGGTGCAAGGCATGCTAGTGGCAATGTGCAATCGCGACATGACCGAGTGGGTCTATGTTCGTGTCGAGACTCTTGGGGAGGCGATGATTCGCTTCCCTGGTTTTTGTGTATGGTACGTCCTTCAAGGAGCGTAGACGATGAAGCGCAAATTGCAAGATCGGAATCTGCAATTCAAGATCCTGAAAAACATGGTGGGCGACGAAGTGCTTTACTACTCGCCTTTCGGCAATAGCTACGGCGTCATGACGAAGAAGGAAGCGGCGAAGTTCGCGAAGTGGCTGGAGACGGATCTCGCCCCGTTCGTGCGTGCATGGGCGGAGGCCTGATCGTGGGAAAGAAGGAGACGTTGGCCAAGCTGGCGGTGGAGCA